ATCAGACAGTGGCTTGGGAATATCGAAGGTAGACTGGTCATAGTTCAGATAACCAGCAACCATACGAGTACGAAGCTTGAAGTTAGCGCCGTTCCAAAAATGGAACGGATTGACAGGTGTATCGCCGTCATATTCAGGATTCATAGCAAGAGTGATCTTGTCGAAAATCTTCTTACCGAAGACGAACAGGAAGACCTTGCCTTCGTTCTCAGGATTTGCAGGATCCTTGACAACATAGATGTTAGATATGTAATGCAGACGGCGTTTCTGGTCACGGGCCTGCTTGCGCTGCCAAGAGTTGTCATCGCTAGATGCGTTCCAAAGCTGGGAGTTGTATTCAGAAACAGGATCTTTCTGCCCAAGAGTCGTCAGAGACTTCTCAATGTACCACTTACCAGTAGGACCCTTGAAGCCATGATCGAAGTAGCGAACCCAAGGAAGTGAATCATCACCGTCTACTGCGGGAGCAGGAAGAAAGCGAATAACAGCAGAGCCGTTACCAGACTTATCACGGCTTAACTTCCAGAAACGAGTATCTTCCTCGCGGTCAGAACCCTGAGGCGCGTTGATCTTTTCAATTTCCTTAGTGAGACGGCTGAGGTCAGTTGAAGAATTCTTGAGGGATGCAAAGTTTAACATTGTATTTCTCCATATATCAGTGTATGTTTTCGTATTATCAGTGTATAATAACAGAACAATCTCGCTCTGTCAATACTATATAGTTGCATTCATCTGCTTTTCAAGAGGTCTTTGAATTTATTTTTATCAATTTCTCTCAGCAGAAACGGTGCAAACTTCCGTGCTTTGAAGCTGAACTTGGACCATAGGTAATCATCCTTGAGTTTAGCATCAAACTTAGCCATGAAACCAACGAAAGTATCTAGGATGATGACAGTCTCAAATGACACATCACCACGCATATATTCATTCAGTATCATAGGATAACCATTGTCCTCTGTTTTGAACAGAGCCTTGAGGTTATCATATTGTTCTAGTTCATTCTTGAAAATGTAAGACATGGACTGGACTTTCTTCACATAGCGTTTTGTAGCATCAAACGCTTCATCATCTAACATATCGCCAATCCATGTCTTATCTTGTAAGAGACTGACCATGATGTGTATCATTGGGTTGTCACACTTTCTGGCCAGCTTCTCAAACTGAAATCTGTCTTTTCTTGCTAAAAAAGATTCCTTACTAACATGTTTGACTTTACCATTGTAAAGAAAATAGTCATACTTGTCAAGTGTAAAGTGATTTTTCAGCGCAAGATAAAGACAGTAGACTTCATATCCTGATTGCTTAGACATTTACAATGGAAGTTTCACAGTGTTTGATCTGGGTAGAAAGTTGAGTTCTTCAGCCTCAAGCTGAATCTTTGATTTAAGAGAACCTGAAATGAGTTTCGCAGCAAGTTCTACTTCAAGCCCAGTTTGCTCACAGTACAGAATAATAGCGTCCATGTAAGGAATTTCCTTCTCTTTGACCATGCTCTCAATAGTCAAAGAAAAGGTAGTCATCTCATCCTTCGTAGGCATATCACTTAGCCTGATCTGGAGTGTAATCCTTGGACAGTCTGAAATTTGTCTTTATGTCAATCATCATCAATTCTCCGTTTCTATCAATCAATAGACTAATGTTCTCTTCATCACCCTTGAGTTTGGCCAGTTCGGTAATCATGTCATTAGGATTTGTTACCTTGACACCGTTTGGAACATTATGTGGGGTATGAATAGCAACAACTTTATCACCCTTTTTGATGCCTGCCTTATCAGCAGCACCACCAGACTCAACTTCATTCAATATAACAGAACCACCATCATCTGTCAAGCCCGCTGTCACGTTCATTACACGCCACCGAATTTCATTGAACACATTGAAGTCATGTAAAACTTTTTCCACTAGATCAGAAGGGACGCAAAAGCCATATGATCCACCTTCCATTGCAAGCATCAATGTACTGACACAAATAACTTGCCCTCTGTCATTGAAGATAGGACCGCCTGAGTTACCTTGGAAAAGATTAGCGTCTACTTGAAACAGGAATCTAGGATTCTGACCAGGGCGCCTATCTTTACCAGATACGATGCCTTCAGATACAGTCCAAGTCAAACCCCACGGATGCCCGATAACAATGACGCGATCACCAAGATTCATCACAGTGCTATTACCGAATGATAGATTGACTGGTGTTTCATTCTTTTCAAATAGTTCCCATTCATACAATCTGAGTACAGCAATGTCTGCAACAAAATCTTTATACACGATTGTCGCAGCATACTTTCGTTGTGAGTCATCAGAGTACACAGAAATCTTGCCTGGTCCGTCTACGACATGTAGATTAGTGACAATCTGATTATCGTTTACAATGAAGCCTGTACCAGCGCCGCCTTGCGTTGGATTGATTTCGTTTGTGATGTATACCACACCATCTTTCACATCCGCTACAATATCAGATGTCTTTGCTTTTGCACATCCTACAAGAAATATGGATAAAATAACTGTTAATAGATACTTCATTATTCAGTTCCTTTCTCAAGCGGAACAGATGGTGCTAATATCTCAACATCAGGTACTTCCGGCTTATATGTGTCTTTCTGTTTGGGTAATAATCTCTTCATTAGATTTTCAATAGTACCTGCGATAGTATCTGCTTCACCTTCGTCTGCATTTTCAGCAGAGCCTTTGCTGTTCTTTGGCGGTATACCATTGATACGAACTTCCTTGCCTTCTTCCATTGCTTTCTTTGCTAGTTCAAATTCAGCAGCGCGGTCGTTTGAGTATTCAACGAAGAATGTCTTTGGTGCATGACGAGGGTAATCATACTCATACCATTTCTTGGGTAGTGTGGGGAACAAACTGATATAGATGCCACCATCATCATCGCTGGATGGATTTACGACAACAACAGAAGCAAGAAGCCCTTTGACCTCCGCTGGCTCTTCTGCTGGCCATCCTTTTACGCCGTCAAGTGAGAAATAGATTGTGTTAGCAAGAAACACAAACATAGCAATGACAACAAATTTTACTATCGTATTGTTCCAGTAGAATGCAACAGCCATTGTCATTGCAGTAAATAGACCTGTCATCAATAATAATGTCTGCGTCATGGTCCTGATACTCCACTTGTTCTGACTGAAACATAATCATTCTTAAACCGAATAATGTTCTTCTTGTCATCCATCACAAAGCGAACGACAGTCTTCTCTTGCCAGATTGAATCCAGTCTCATCTCAATGTGCTTTACAACAATAAAGTCAGGATTGATACGAACAATCTCAACCTTCAGCGGAACTTCTATCAGTTCTCCTGCTTTCATTCCAAGATTTGTTTCTTTTCTTAAGCAAGAATATAAGTGAACGTTGACGATATACTCACCTTCAAATGTGCCGCGTAGAGTGACAAATTCTTTGTTGTCGGGATCAATCACGATTTCTTTGCCGTCAATCTCATAGACACTGCGGCGCTTGCCTTGATCATCACGCTCAAAGTACATCAGCCCTGATTCCATCTGACGATATGACACAATGTTATTGAGAGGGTCACGAATCCACAAATCAACATCACAGTCCAATTCATTGGGCCATTCTAGTGTGACAACATAGTCGGCATTCTTTTTGATGCCGGCTTCGTTTTGTGTGATTGGAGCAATGAGAAGAGTTGTCAACATAAAGATAACAACTGTTCCCATGAGAAGAGCGATCAGAATATCAATGTATGCGGTGCGGAAATCAAACTTTCTGCTATTCTTCATCGTCATATGTTACCGCATATAGCAGTGCTTTTGTGATGAGACTTGACAGAATGCCTGTAGCATTTGTGTATAGAGCAATACCAAGACCAACAGACATATTAGCAAGTAGAGCAGCAAGACTTGCAGGATCAGCGACAGTAGCGTTTGTGATACCTGAAGTGAGAAGATAGATGAAGCCGATAACTGTACCCAACATTCCGAGGGCCAGCATTTGCTCTGAGAGGAACCAGCAAGCATCTACAATCTTGCTTTTGAAATTCTTTGTATATGAGATATATCCGATAAGACTCATCGTTATAACAAAGAGAATAGCGAGGAGAGATGTAATCATTGTCACATCATCTTGCCAAATCTTGGTAATGATTCCGTGATAGTATGCCCAGAACATACCAGTAGAAGTGGCTAGAACTGTGACCCACCAGATATAAACTGGCTTTACGACTTTCATACAGACCTCGCTATTTTTGCGCTTGTAATATTTAGTCGTTCTTGGACACAAACTTGTTTAATGCTTCTGCCATGTTGATAATACTCTGAGCATCAAGAGATGGCATCTTGGGATATGGAGGAAGAGTTACTTCCTTGTTCATTGAAAGAGCAATAGAAGCCTTTTCACGTTCCAGCCCCCAATCATTTTCTAAACGCATACGTTCGTTCATTAGATTTTCAGTGATGATATTCTGTGCCATGGCAAGAAGTTCGTAGCGTAGTTCATAAGGTGTCTTACCCATATTATATCTCCTGTGTTATGAGTGTGTAAAGTGGTGGGTTTTCTGTTTCCACGTAACCCACCGAACGCATGTTAGGCCGCTAGGGCGTAACGATGAGGAATGTTGTCATTCGCTGCATTTAGAGTTTGCTCTGTTTACGACAGTCGCCTCTCGAAATCCTAAGTAAATGTCTACACAAACGTCGATGCCCTTTCATCCCCATAAAGTTATGGTGGAGATGCCGGTATCGAAACCGGGTCCGTATCATGCTTCGTTTACTATGTAAGACAGTAGCCGATGTTTCTCTACTGAATGTTCCATCTTGCGATTCTATTTTTCGCGGAAAAGTATTTCGAACATGAGATGTTTATCTTTTGATAGTGTATAGGAAGGATTTCCTATAATTTGTAATACCTGTATTTTATCTTCAACGTTTACTAAAGGAGAATCAAACATCCTTTCCTCAAAGATATAAGATAAAGATTTACTTTTCACTAGACTTCCCAACCTCTCTCTTTCGCATCGCTCATATCATACATGCCGCCCTTCTTTGGCACATGAATGAAGTCTTCTGGCTTACCATCATCACCAACAATAGCAGCGGTCAGTTGCCCATCATAGACACATCCAGTGTCTACATTGGTTCTATCGTCTCTAGTATCAATAAAACCTCTGAACGGAGTATGCCCGTGATAGAAATGCTTGCCCATGAGAGCAGGGCCGCGTTCTTCATATCTGTACCAGAGAAGCATTGCGTCAGACTGTTCATTCATTGGCACACCAGGCTTTGCGCCAGCATGAGCAACAATGATTGTATCGTCTTCATAATACTTTGGAAGCCTACTCATCCAAGCGGCAACATATTCAGGAATGTAATGACCACGAAAGCCACCGAAACTGACAATTGTTTCAGCCGCATACATGTATTCTCCAGCAAGAATCATATCCTCATGATTACCCATCAGAGCATAATGTCCTTTATGATCGAGTTCCATAACGAGATTCACAACATCTTTAACGTTGGGCCCACGATCAACGTAGTCACCGACAAAAATAATTTTATACTTCTGACCAGCCGCATGTTCTTCGATCTTGCTTAACAGCGTAACCAACTCATCATAACAACCGTGAATATCACCAATCACATAACGTTTCATTTATATCACTTTCTCTTGCGAGTTGACTTCTTAGGCACATCATTGTAAGGCGCCCAACGCTTGACTGAACCGTCTTCTTCTACCTTGATAAGTCTTTCGCGTTCCAACATTTCAAGTGTTGCCATTGCACCATATGCAAAGCCACTCTTTCTGCTAAACCATGCACATGCACCAAAAGAAAGAACAAGTGCAGCGATCATCCATGTTTCCAGATACATTATAGGTTTTCCTGTTTATAGAGGTGGATCTTTTCTAGCAAGTTTTGTACGTATTGATTCTTATCTCTAACGAACACTTGAGGTCTATCACTATCATCTGTTGCAATAAGGATAACAATCTGGTCAATAGGATTACCCACAAGTTCTTCGTACATAAGAGCATAGCAGGTGCATTGTTCAAAATAATTATCAATCCACTCTTCTTTCTTTTGCTTTGTGGAAGTCTTGAAGTCAATGATGGAAAGAACACCAGCAAACTCTGCAATACAGTCAGTTCTTCCTGCAACACCGAGACGTTCACTATACATCTGCCCTTCAATATAGTGTATATTGTCAATCAAGTCAAGTGTTTCTTGCATGTCATGAAAAGATTGTTTCATATCTGGCATTACACCATTCAGGAAGTCTTCTTCGTTCCTTAGATATGATTCCATCATGTTATGGAACTTGGTCCCGCGCATGGACGCGCGTGTGGAAATCTTGTTCGCTTCCTCATGCCCGACACGATTGCGCCATTCAACCATCACTCTCTTCTTGAAATGGCCAAGGACAGTTGTGACAGAAGGCAGTTTCTTGCCGTTTGGAGAAATGTAGAATCTTTCGCCAGTGCTTTCGTCAGTGTTCAATGATTTAAGGTCGGGCAAGCCCTGTACGAAATTGAAGGTCTTCATTCTCTAAATCTTTCTATCTCATCTTTGTGTTCTTTGGCCGCGTCACGGTTACCAGCCAACACTTTCTTGATACGCT